ATATTCCTGCAAGCGACAAATCAGACTTATCATACATTGTCGAGTCACCACAAAAATTATTACAATCATCTATGTCACATATAGTTACAGTACTCATTTAACCCTCCACAACTTTAAATTCAGATTCAATTATATCTTCTCTTTTTACATTATATTTTGCATAAATTTCATCAACTTGACTTTCACCAACTTCATTCATTTTCCCGTTCACATCTGAATTATGAAATAGCCAAGGTTGACTTTTAAGCTCCATTATTTCTTTTTCAACTTCAACTAAGTTAACATTAGAGTCTAAATAAACAGTAAAAAAATCATCATTAAAGAATTTATTAATACCTAGTATAAATTCTTTATCGCCCTTATATTTTTCAGAATAATTTTTTATACAATTAATAATATTTTCTTTAGTATGTCTTTCTAGAATTAAAGCTAAATCTTTTTTAGTATTATAATTAACTTTATTAGGTCTTATGTGAGAATAATAATAATTACAAATTTCCATTATAGATTCTTTAATTTTATTTCTTCTAGAGTTTAAATCTTCTTTTTGTTTAGAAATAGATTTTTGATTAACCTTTTCTAAAGGTTTTACTTCTTTTATTATTTCTAATTTATCATCTTTATTGTTTATTGTTTCTTCTATAGTATTTAATCTATTATCTATAGTATTTATTGTATAGTCTTTGTTAGCGAACTGTTTAGAAAGGGTTAGATAACGGTTAAGCAACCCTTCTTCAACAGTTTCGATACGGTTAAAGATATCAGTGTTTTCAATAAGTTGGTGAAATGTTCCAATTAAGAAAGTTTTTTCTAAATCCAAGATGTATTTTATCAAAGATGTAGCCATATTCTTATTATCAAGCTTAATATTTTCTACTAAATAGGTTACCAAACAGTATTCTAACTGTTCGTCAACCGTTATTAAACCGTTAGTTGACAGTTCCGAAACCCCTTTTTCAATCTCGCTTAATTTTAATCCAGTATTAACTAAAATAGTCTCACTGTATTCAAAAATCCCTGAATGATGCGTAAAAGGAGAAGATAATAAATACATATAGATTATCTTAGCGTCTTTACTTAATTTTCTATTAAGTTTTTTCCATAAAGGAAATCGCTTGTGATAAATCTTAGTGTAAGTTTGCATTATTCCTCCTTTAATGCTTTTTCATGCAGAAAGGATAATGAAGTAATCATAATTTCCTGTCTTGTAAAAGAAACATTCTGATTAGTAAGCAAAGCATTAATGAGTTGGTCTACAAGAGACTCAAAACTGTATGGAGTAATTTGCTCTACTAGCTCAGCTATTCCATTAAATTCAATGTTTGTATTTGACACTTTTGCGTGATAAAAATATATATATTGCCTGCTCATTACATCTCCTGCTTAATTAAAGTATCTATCATTATTTCAAATACCTCTTTAAGTTTTAATCCTTTACTTTTAGCAATCTCTTTTAATCTTGCCTTTTTTTCTTTATTAAGCCTAAAGGTCATCATAACCTCTTCGCCTATTGCCTTTTGCGGTAATTTAATCTTAACCATGTTTCCTCCAATTAAAAACTGTCTAACTATAACTCATTAATTTATTCTTGTCAAGCAAAAAGATTTATTTTTATTTTATTTTTATTTTATTTTTTTCTTGACAAACAATTAAATAAAAGTTATAGTAGAGCAGATGGAAAGTTTAAGGGGCTTTTCATTCATTAACTTTACCCTGAAAGGAGAAATATGAAAACTTTAACTCAAATTACAGCACTTTACAATAATGGAATTATTACTCAAGAGCAATATGAAAATTCTCTAGATAACAAATTCGGAATTGACAATATTGAAAATGTTATAACAACAGATAGTGACAACTCTTTAAATAAAGATCATTTGTCAAGATTTGATGTTCTGCATACCTATTATAATAATTCTGATACGATTGATTCGAGCAGTGAGATATTTGAATCTATAAATGATGAAGGCGAGAAAGTCTATATATTGAATCCTGCTAATTCAGATGAATATTTAGAGTATGCAGAAGAAGATTTAGGTGATTTAATAGAGAATCATCTTGATATTCTTGAGGTTTGGAATCAAGGGAGTGATGAACTTAAAAATGCTTGCTTTGGTGAGGATTGTGAAATTGATGAAGTCATTGTTTTACTAGAAAACGAGGATGAATCTCCTAATCAGAGTGCTGAGAGAGTTATTATTATTGGTAGTATAGATATGACTGATTGTAACATTATTAATTACTCTTTACCTCATATTGGAGTTGATGAAAACGGTGCTCTATATGCTTATAATTATAATAACTGTAATACTACAGTCGCTGATAGACCAAGTGGTATAAAAATTGAAATCAATGAATTAATGAAAGAATGGCAAGATAAAACTTCTATTTATTCGGAAGATGAACTAAAAGAGATATTTGAATTATGGCTAAGAAATAACTAATAAATCAACCAGCTCTTGCAATTTTAAGGGGATTGCAAGAGCTTTATCTTTACCCTGAAAGGAGAAATATGAAAATTACATTAACTTTAATACTAGCAAAAAGCAAAAGAGAAAAAACTTATACTGATTGTTTTTGGAATGGCAAAGCCTACAATTCAAAGCATGAAGGCGGTGTGAGAATTTATTTAGATGAAGCAGAAGTGCACTGCACTAAAGAGTCTTTAGAGTTAGCAATAAGTAAAAAAGATGATGAGAAGAAAGAATATCAAAGCAAGAAATTTGACTCTTTGATAAGTGATGTTGCTTTTATGATTGGTAACTGTGATGAAAAAGAAGCACACAGAAAGCTAGCTTTACTATTAAATAAAATAAATACTAAAAACATAGTGAACGAAAAGACTAGTAGCAATTGTGATTTTACTCAAATGTTAAATAAAATGAGCGAGCAAGCGACTTTAACATATAACAAGTAATCAATCAGCTCTTGCAATTTTAAGGGGATTGCAAGAGCTTCATTTTTACCCTGAAAGGAGAGTTATGAAAATGTCAGAATCAATCAAGAATATAGCACCAGCTTTTGCAAAAGCTCAAGGTGAAATAAAAAATGTATATAAAAGTGAAATGTCTAAAGATAAAAATGGAAAAAAGAAATATGGGTATGCTCCACTTCCTGATGTTTTAGAAGAAATTAGAAGGGTTTCAGCTAAACATGGAATATTTACAACTCAAGATACAAGTATAAAAGACAACAAAGTTTTAATTAACACATGTGTATTTCATGAATCAGGTGAATTTTTTATGTTTAAAAACGAAGTACCTTTTTATAAATTACAATATATGAATGAATATCAAGTAATGGGATCTTCTTTTACATATTTAAGAAGATATATGTTATCAAGTATTTTTGGAATTGCTGCTGATGAAGATAATGATGTTAATTTGATAAATAATAGAACTCAAAATAATTACCAAAACAATCAAAAAAATAACAATAATCATCAAAATAATGAGAAAAAACCACAAAATAATCAAAAGCCTGCAAGGAAATTAACACCTGTTCAGGAATTTGACAATAAAATAAAAACATGGATTGTTAAAGATGTAAAAACTAAACAACAGAAAATAGATATCTCAAAATATGTTTTATCTATGTATGAAATAAATAAAGTTGTTGAATTAAATCAGAAAGATTTTGAAAAGTTTGATTTTGATGTTAAGTCAAGATTTGCACTTTCAAAAATAGTTTTAAATGAATTTGAGTTTTCTGATTATAGTGAAATTGAAAAAAATAATTTAGTTAGAGATTATTATGAAAGAATAGAAGAACTATTAATTTGTGATAATAATGAAAAAATGCTGGAAAATAAATAATTTTAAAAAGGAGCTAACAATGAAAAATCAACCAACTTTTCTTATTATTAGCTCCAGCTGGTTAAATAGACTTGACCAGGTGGAACTAAAAGAAATACTAGGAGATGGATCTTACATATTTGTAAAGGATTCAAAAGTGAAAGCTGAAAGTGTTATTCAAAAATTAGTAAATAGTAAAAGTTTAAATGTTATTTTTACTAAAAGCATAGGAGCTAAGTTTTATGATGGGTTTATGAGCAAAGCAAGGAATAAAAAAGTTTATGATCAGATATTTTCTGACTATAGCATTGATAAACTTGTCGATAAATTGAAGAAAGAAGCTGAAGATGAAATTGATGAACTTGCTAAAAAGAAAATGGAGGTATTTAATGTATAATCGCATAGAACTATTGTGTCAAGTCAAGCAATTACTTAATGAGAAAAAAAACATTGCTCCTTTTATTTATCAGAATGAAGATCAGTTATTGTTAATTATTAACAATATGCCTAATCATTTTAAAACCACAATGAATAAGAATAAGACCTTTTTAATAGCAGAGCAGGTGATATTTTTTCATGATGAAAATTTAAAAGAAATTTACACTGCTTTAAATGCAACATCTAAGGAAGTTGCTGATTTTTATGAAAAACATATAGTTGAAGCAAAAAGAAAAAAGGTTAAAGTAATGGAGGTATTTAATGAAAGTAGGTAAAAGAACTATTGCTGCTAAAGGTGATAAATATGGCAATTTAATTGCAACAGGAAGAAATGATTCAAACATGGCAAACTACACTGTTTCTGAATTTACTTGTATTTGCAATAAAAAAGTATGGTTTACTTTAACACAAGTTAAATCTGAAACACATAAAAGACATTGTGGTTGTCTAGGCAAAAAAGAGCCTATTAGGAAAATTAAGTATGGTATAGGTTTTAGAATCGGAAACATGGAAATAATAAGGAGATATAAAGGCGGTAAGCTTGATGTAAAGTGTCATAATTGTGACAGAGTTGTGACAAAATACACTTATCACTTTTCTGTATTTAGTAAAATGAAGCCTGAAGAGCAGCTTCTGGCAAGTTGTGGATGCATAAAACTGAAAACTAAAAAAGGTATTCATGACAACAACTCCTTGTTATTAACTTATGCTCAATTCTTAAACAGGATTAATATTAAATATGACTTTGAGAAAAAAACTATAGATGGTAAAAAATATAAAAAAGAAAAAAGTAGGTTATTTTTTATAAAAGAAAATAAAGAGGTTATGAAATCTCTTTATGATCAAGGGAGAGGCTATGTATAATTTAATAGGTTTTGATACTGAAGATATAGGGCTTTATGAAATTGAAAACCTTGGAAACATAATGCAAAAAACCACTTTGGAGTGGATTGAAGTATTAAAAAAAGGTGGATGGAGTATCATTAATGTTGGAAAGAAGACTTTTGCAGATATAACAGAGGTGATAATTGAAAAAAATGGTGTAATTAGCACTATAAGGCATTATCAAGCTTTTGGTAGATTTAAAAATAAATTAGTGGTGGTAAAAGATGATTGATAAAAAAAATGAAGAGCTTGCAGATGATCTAAATATTATCTTGGCAAAACTATTAAGTGATAAAGAGAAAAAGAATAATGAGTTGATAAATTCTATTGTTCTGGACATCTCAACACAGGTTAAAGCAATTAAATATTATTTAGGAGGTGCAAATGGATAATTTAAAGCAGCTAGCAATAATGCTTTCTATATACATAATAGCAGAATTAGTTAGAGAAATAAAAAGGAGATTTTATGAATTATAAATATAAAGACTTTAAAGGATGTATAGGAGTTAATGAAGATGGAGCTTATGATATTACTATATATGATGAAACAGGGAAGTATCAAGTAGGGTTTTATATACCTTTAAGGCATACTAGACACCTTAATTTCATAATTAATAAAATTAAAAAAGAAGTAAATATAATTATGAAACAGAGGGCAAGCAAATTAATTAAAGAAATTTCAAATCATATAGAGTTATAGTTATGGGTAAATTAATTAGAAGTATAAAATATTACTTTTTTTGGAAAATTTATTATTTAAAAAAGAAAATCATTTTCTGTAATCCTGTCTTTGGGATATCTAAAAGTAAATGCTCAGTTTGCGGTGACAGGGCATACTTAAAGGAAGATGGAAAGTGTTATTGTGTTATTTGTCAGCATAGGAGGTATTAGTGAGTTTTTACATAAACATTAAAGACCCTATATTGTATAACCCAGAGTCCAAAATGTTTTTAGAAAATGTGGGAGTAATTATCTCGAAAGAATATATTTTTAGAGCGTTTTTAAGTAGGGAAACTGAATTAAAAATTATATTTTCAGGTTTATTATTGAATAGTTTAAGGAGAAAAAAATGAAAGAAGAAAAGAAATTAATAGAAAAAATAGTAAATTGGTGGGCTAAAGAAGTACAAAATGATTCTAATCAAAATAATGGTGAAGATGGACTTGCATCATTATTTGGTTCAATGTTAAGGAATAATGAAATAGGCAGGATTGAAAAATCAGATATAGATCTGTTTAAATTAAATTTAACTAAAATACTTATGGAGCAAAAAGTTGAAGATATTGAACTAGATGTTGATTATAATCCATGCTGTGATTTAATAAAAGCTATCCAAGGTACTAGTATAGGTCAGCACGTGTTCCCCTGGAAAACTAGAATGTACATTAGTAATAATGAAATCTATGTTAAAGTTGGATATGCACAGCCTTATAAGAAATTAAGCTAAAGCACTCCATAACCCAGTGTTTTCATCATAAAAACACTCTTTCTTTAAGTACCATCTCTTATTATTTATCAAAACACATTCTTCTTTAATTCTAGAATCCTTTTGAATTTGATAAGATGGTAAATCTTCTAAGTCCATTGCTGCAATCTCTTTTCCAATTAGTTCTTTACCAGCTAAAAATGCATCATAGCCCATATCAGAAGAAACTAATTTATAATATTGCCATGCTTTATAATATAAAAAACCTCTTGAATACCATGAAGCATTTCTTTTAACCATCATTTTCATACAGAAATAAAACTCTCTATTCCCTTTATTGAAATCGCTTCTATTTTCTCCGAAATAGGTTTTTATATCATGGACTGCACAACAAGCTTCAAATATTAAGTCCATGTATGGTTTAAGATATTTATATATGTATTCTGGAATCTTATCAATTAAAGCTTGCGGTCCACATCCATTTATTATAGTTCTCTTATCATATTCATTTAAGTGTAAAATATCCATAATTATCCTTTTAAAGCCTTTTTCATACTTCTTTTAATAAACCTTCTTTTAGTTACAAATCTTCTGTTAGTATTTAAGGAAATGTGCACAAAAGTAGTATATAAAATAATTTGTCTTAATTCATCACTAAAATTTTTTATTAAAAAATCATAATACATTTTTAATTTATTTTTATTTAATATTCTTACACCTTCCTTAGTATAAAAACGTAAATCATCAGCCTCAATTTTAGGATGCTGAGAAAATAAAGCTCCACCAATTTTTTTATTTATTTTTAATGTTCTTATTGCAGAACCACTTTTTACAACAACATTAAAAGCTTTAAGGAATGCATTATTTATCCTGTTGTGAGTATCTAATAATCTTAAGGCTTTTAATATCATTACATCTGTTAAAACTAAAGTATCGTGATGATTTGAAACTAAAATAGGAGCAAATAGATTATTAAAATAAATTTTATTTTCATCATTTTTTTTATAAATTTTGTTATTTTGATGTAAAGTTATAGATATACTCATATCATTTCCTGCACTGGTAACTTTCCTACAGTAATAAATCCATTATCTTTAATATATTTCGCGATATCATCAATTTCTTCCTGTGTAGGCGTGCTATATCTACCCTTTTGAATTATTCCATTTATCTCTCTAGTAAAATCAAAAACACGTACTAAGAGATATCTATACTCTCCAATATCTGTGTAAGATAACTTATGTCCTATATCGTCGTCGGCGTAGATAGAAAGCCCGTGTTTTCTAAGAATACGAGCTAAATCAGCCCCTACTCTAGTACTTATTTTTCCATCTTTTACATCTTGTATTTTAACTTTAATATACATTTTCCCCTCTATTTACTATGTGCTTTTGAAACTACAGTGTTAATACTAAGCTCTGTTAGCACATTAGCAGCAATAGAACTTTTAACGACTAGTTGTAACTTGTCTCCCGTTTGAACTTCTTCTGTTGTTCCATTACTTAAGCTTCCCAGTGAGCCCGTAGAAAACTCTCGAGGCTTATCTGAGCCTGTAATTATTGTCTCTATAGTAGCTCTAGTTTTCCTAACAGCAAATGTGAGAGTAGCCCCATTTTTACTACATTTTGTGGATACAAAGTAGTTTATTTTAAGGATTCTATTTATTAAACTTGCATAGCTGATAGAGTCCCCGTTTACAGTAAAACCTTCTGTACTTTTTCTAATTAAAATTCCACTTAGAGTGTACCACGTATCGGCATCTGTGCAAGTTATAGTTCCATCTCTAAGATAAGAACTCGCTATAATCTCTTCCAAAATTGCATTAATTGCATCGTCCAAAGTTGCAAAATTATTATTTATCTTTGTTCTTTGTTCGCCCATTGTTGCTAAGTTATTCAGTATATCTACTACCATTTCTATCTCCTCTAATCAATCCAAGTTTCAGCATCATTCCAAGTTTCAGCATCGTCCCACAAATGTTGTGTTTCTTTTATACATTTTAAAGCTTTTTCTATTTCTGTATTTGTTAAAAACTTATTGTAAAAAACCATGAATTTATGCTTATTTTCTTCTATATTACTAAGTGCAGAATAATTTGGAGGCGTGCCATATAAAACTTGCCAATCTGTATAATAAAGAGGATTTACAATGTCGCCATCTATTACGGTTTTTAAGGTTGCGGGAAGTTGTAGTGCACTCTCTGCATTATTATGCCAAGCCCCACCTGGATTTGTAGATACGAAAGTATACCCTGCTTCGATAACAGTAGAGCCGATAGGCACTCTAATTTCTTCTCCTATAACTCCATTCGTCCACAAATCGAAGCCTTTAATATTGTGATGATAGCGGTTTTGTTTTCCCCACAAAGTGGGCATAGAGAAGCCTGTAATAGTTGCAGTTCCCCCTGCCGTCCCAGTATTAAAAAGCTGTGTGGACTTCCCACCTTCTGCACAGTTATAATCCGCAAATCCTACTTGACATTTAGCTAAAGCACCTTTTAATAAGTAAACTCCACCATAAATCATAACCTGACTTACCTGTCCTGAATCTAATAAAGTATTAAAACTTAATGTGGTATTATACTCTACTCCATTAAAAATTAATGTAACAAAACCGCTATCGAAACTACCTTTAATATGATGCCAATCCCCAGCCGTAACCATGTTGTACACTATAATGGACTCTATAGAGGTACCATTCCCGAAGTAGAATTGGATATCATCTCCGGCTATTCTTGCTGTAAACTCAGTGTTACTTCCTGTTCCTTTACTGAACAATGTGTTAACTTCAGATGGAGCAATCGAGTTGACTTTAAAAAAGAACTCAAAGTCCATAAAAGAGCCGTTATGTATAGTCTCTGTATTACCTACTGCAAGAGTATTACCATCTCCCATCAAGCAATTACTTTGTACTAACTGTGCATCATTCCCATTTTCAGATTCATCTATGATTAGCCCGTTTGTGGAAGGTGCTTGCTTGAAAAAATATTGAGCAACATAGCCAGCAGGTAAAATACATTCTGCTCTAAGCCTGTATCGCTTAATTCGCTGAGCTTCTTTAGCCCTATTGACCTTTGTCTTTTTAGGTCCCCTCCATTTAATTATGGAGCCTTTTTTCATTTTTGGTTTAATAATTTTCACCATTCCTCAAGCCTCCTATTTTACAGCAAAGCGTAATCTATACCCGCTTATTAACTCTACACTATAATTAAAATTTATGGAATCTATATTATTTTTAAATATTAAATCTGCATTTACAGGAGAACCGGCATTTCCTTCTGTTAATAAGCTTACACCTATTACAGGGTAATATAATCTACCTTGCAGTCTATTTGCAATATCATTTCTTATCTGTATTAAATCATAAGAATTTAAAGGAGCATTAGTAGAACTGCTTATAGAAAAACTTAAAGTATCTGTAGTGGTTAAGTAAGTTTCCCCCATTAGGCGAGCACTGTTAAGACCTTTAGTTTTGTTAAAATTTGCAGTGCTTTGCTCAATATTAGTATAATCAAAATTTGTACCTGTTGTAAGCGTTCCAATAAGAAAAGCACTCCCTACATCATCAAACATTGAAATATAGGATTGATACCCATTTAATCCACCTATTTCATATAAATCATTATAGTTATTAATATACTCAAAAGTGTTATCAGATCTAGTTTTATTGCCTGCAATATCAAACACTGCTAAACTATAAGAAAAGTTTTTATTAAGAGCAGTTTTTATTTTATTTAACCATACAGAAGAAGAAAGTCCTCCATCCTGAAGCATTGCTATTTCTTCTTTTACAGAATCTAATTGCAAAACTAGTAAACTATTTAGATAAGTATCATCAAAGTCTTTTGCAGTACTTATAGGATTTACTATTGCCTGAACCCTTTTTCCAATACTTGCAGGAGCCACACTGTATGATGCTTTAACAAAAGTTAATATATAGTCATTTTCATCTATATTTATATTAAAAGTCTCAGTTTGATTAGATATATGCGTGAAGTCAGTTGTCAATACATTTCCGTTTTCATCCTTTATGTCTCCTAAAACTGGATAATTAATACTACTTAATGGAGCGACTGATATATATATACTTAAAAGCATTATTCTATCTCTGAGCTGTGTAAAATATATAGTATTAGAAGTGTCAGTCTTCTGATTATCTGAAAGTGCTTTTATATGTGCAATAATATTTATATTAGACATTTGTTCAGCAGTTCTTGCAAATTTATTTAACATTAAGTAGTCTGGTATTGTACCAGCTCTGATACCTGTAGATAACATATTACTCCTACCAGTTATTTTGATCTAGAAAGAAAAATTTCTGCTGTCTTGCAGGAAGTCCAGTATAACTATTATAAGTCAAATACCCCTTTTCTCCAATAATAAAAGGACTTCCTGTAAAATCTATTCCATCTTGATTTATACTATTTATTACTAACCCTGCAAGCTCAGCTCCACTTTCTTTTATAAAAGTAACATTATCACCTGATGCAAAGAAAGGGTAGTTGTAGTCCATTATGACAGCATCTTCAATATTTTCCCTATAAGTTTCTAGATATTCACTTAAATTATCTTCATGTGCTAAAACAGATGTAGTTACAGCCTCCACTGGTATTCCAGGTGCAATAGGATTTTTTATAACATCTCTTGTTACTAAAAATACTATATTTTTCTCATCTTTTGCTAAGCAAAAAACTTTACTTGAAACATTCTGAAAAGTATAAAACTTATCTATATCTAATGCATTATAAAATCTACCTTCCCTGAAGTGCTCAAACATTAACTCATGCGTGGGAATGGTCAATTCTGAATATATAACAGAGAATACCCTTGTATAAAAAAAAGAAATATCCAGTACATCTTCAGCTTTTATACCTATAAAGTCTGATAAATCTATTTCTAAATCATTTCTAGAATATTGACTTGTATTTGTATTATTTATATTAACAGTGCTATTTCTCAACTTAACTGATATCTGCCCTATTCCAGAATAAATAGAACTCTTATAGTTCGTCTTAGTGTTAACATATTTACTTAAACCAACATCCTCTACTGTATCAAGACTTGATATGTCTGAAATACTCATAAAAGTATAAGCCTCTCTTGTGCTATTCCATGTAAAAACAGATGCATTTAATTTCCCATATAGTTTTAAATAATCTAGTATAGTATCTAGATTGTCAAGCTTAATATATGTATTATTGCTTGCTGAAGTAGTTATATTTGCTTTTACTGATATTTCTAGATAATCTAAAATTGGTGGTAGTTCATATTCAAAATATCTATCTATAGAGTATGTTTTATTTAAAGATTTATTTAATCTTTCTGTGGATATAACTTCATACTCTTCGCCATTATCCAGATATGTACCAAGATAGCGAGAGCCAGGAGGTATACTCCATGCCACATCTAGACAGGATATTGCATTTTCGCAAGTAAAAGAAAGAGTTGTTTGGTTAAAAACAGGTTGCTGTGTTATCAATCCTATGCTTAAAAGTTTGTCATCTTCCCATAAAAAAACTCTTTGCCCAATAAATGTTTTAGGGTATTTTCTGAGAAAATAACGTTGCCCTATAGACTCATTTATTGTATATTTTTGACTAAAAGTCTTGTATCTGCTTCTAAAAACACTTAGACTATCTGTAGCTCCAGGAGTTACATTATATACAAATACTACCTCGTTTTTTATCCAATAATAACCTGTTGTAACCCCAGACCCTCCTGGAACAACAAGAGTCACATCATCGCTGGCTACATCTTCAATTATTTCAGCCTCAATGTCATCATCTTGATAAAATTTTTCAAATATCTGGACTGGAAGATTAAAATCAAAACCTGAGACATCTTGCATTTCCATTTTTTCCAAATCTAAGCCAGGGGAAAAAACCTTGTCGATGCCATTTGACTTATCAACTTTTATCCTGCTTTGCATTAATCCAGCTATCTGTAAATACTTCACTCTATATCCCTTATACAAACACCATTATCACAAATCTTATCATCTTTACATACTCCTGTAGGATATTGGCTAGAGCATAAATTTTCTATCTCACAGCTCATTCCATTGTACCCATCTTTACAAGTGCAGCTATACTTAATGCAATCCCTTACATCATCCCTGCATTCATCAACATCCTCACATATACCATTATTTTTACAAGGACTACTTGAGCAATCTATAATCTTAATAGTGTTAATATTTTCTTCAGGTGTAGCCTCGTCTCCACAAGATAAAAATAGAAAAGATAATAATAAAATAAATAAAAATCTCATAACTCCTCCATTAAACATTTACCATAAACCCTAAATCAAACTGCTTTAAATTTTTATTAGGATATTGATCCTTTATACCATTATAAAGACCAATATTTAAACTTAAATCAACGTCCTCTGCAATCTTAAAAGTTAACCCTATTATGTTTATAGACTCAGAAATACCTTTACCATTAAATTCAAGAAACTTTTTTACATCGCTTCTTCTAAGAACAGGTAGAAATCTTATACTTGCAATATAAGATTCTCTATCATTATCTTCTTCATAGTCTGAAATAACAGGAAAGCCTCTTAAAGTTACATTGTTGTTTTCAAAATCTGGCTCGACCTCTTTGAATGTTTCAAGTATAGAATTTGGGTGAGGGTCTGGGTTTTCAGCATTCTGTAAAACCAATTTGGATACCCCCCACTTTGTAGCGAGGATAGGAGTTGTTGTTGGAAAAACAAAGTCTGGCTGAAAACCCAGCATACTTGCGATTGTAGCATCTTTAATTTCTAAAGTTCTTGCTTGATTATCTATATAATTAAACTCTGTAGCTGTAGAGGTACTTAATCCACCCCCTACACCTTCAGATGCAGATATAAGCTGTTCTAGCCATTCCTGAGCTGTTCTTTCAATTCCAACCCCTATGATATCAACTCCATTTATCCTGTAAGCCAGCCCTACTGTGGAGTAAGTTTTTTTAGAAACTGCTAAAACTGTTCTTAGTGCCATTTATCCCTCCATTAATACATAATAGCAAATATATTTAATTTTAGCAACTAGTTAGCAACTAACCCCCTAACTTCTTTCCTGGCTTCCGTGTGAGAACCATATAGAGAAGTCATTACATTAAGTGTAACTTCCCCTTTACCAGCACTACCACTTCTTTCTGTTGCACCTGTATCTTTGCTAGATGAACCTGAAGACATTGCATTGCCTGCTGCAACTCCACCGCCCATCATTGCTGCACCTACAGCCATTTCTGCAACACCAACAGCAACTGCATTAGATCCTAGTCCAGGAAATATTGCATTTTCTGCTGTACCGAACCATAAAGTCTTTAGTCCATCCCAGAAAATTTGCTGGCCAAACATCACGGCTTGCTGTGCTAGAATCTCAGGTATTTTATCAGCATTCCCTTGTATTACAGCATCTAAATAATCTGCACCAAACCCTTGCATTAATGCAAAATGCTTCTCAGCTTCAGCTTTTTTCTTAGCCCTGCCTTTAGCTTCAGCATCTGCTACTTCTTTTTCAAAAGAAATTTTCTGATCAAGGAGATCCTTAAATATACTTCTTTCACTTTCTAGGGCTCTTAATCTTTCCTTTTCTTTTAAATCAGTTTGCTTTGATGCAAATTCTGAGCTTTTTTGCTCTGTAAAATTTACAGTGTCTTTCCATAACCACTTTAAGCCTTTTATTATATCAACCTGTGAGTCTTTTTCTATATCCAACTCTTTAGCTTTTGCTAATCTTATTGCTTTTAGCCTTGCAATAGTATTTCTACTTGTAAGGTCATTAATTCTTTTTTCAAACTTTTCTTTAGCTTTTATTTGCTTTTCATTACTGAGCTCATTAAAATTCATTAATTTTTTTTCTATATCAACAATTTCTTTTGCTAAACCTTTTCTTTCAGATAATACTTTAGCCTTGTTTTCTTTCCAGAATTTTGCTCTTTTTGCTTCCTTTTTTTTAGCATCAAGCTCAAGCTCTGTCTGTGCATCTTTGAATACTTTAAATAAACCAGAGTAACTTTTAAATATATCAGTTCCTTTTATTGCACTTTGTATTTTTTTTAAATTATTAGATACAGATACAAATCTTTTATTTAGCGTCAACTCAAAGTCCACAAAATCTAGTTGCCTAGCATCTTTTAAGCCTAGTCTATATTGTTTATTCAGATTTAGTACTTTATCATAATACTCTTTATCAACTTTTCTCTGTTTTTCCCTGTTTTTAGCTAAAATCTTAGTCCCTATATCGGCTTTTCTGATATTCTCCTCATGCTCCTCTTTGAGCACCTGTAACCCTTTGTAATACTCTTTATACTGTGCAAGAATAAGACTTCTTGACTCTTTATCTTGCTTTTCAGAAATCTTTTTTACTTTTGCCAACTCCTTAGAAGTAAGCATTTCTGCTTCCACTCTACCTTGATTAAATTCAATCAACTCTTTAAGTTGAACTTCAGCCATTGTTTTTGTTCCAGTCGTTATTTCTGCTAAGGTCCAGCCTATAGCGTTTCCTAGACCTACAAATACTTCACTCATTACATTTACAGAGTTGGTAAATGCTGTCTCAAGTGTTTTTATAGCCTTAGTGCCTTGTGTGTTCATTTTTATAAAATCATCTGTCAATTCTCCTGTTATAACCTGACCTTTCTTAAGTATTTCATTTAAAAAAGCTTGGGATTGCTCAGCTTCAGTTAATTTATCTTTTGTTTTGCCTAATACGGCTGCATATTCTGTATCTATCTTGACTTTATTAATCATTATACCTAAGTTATCAGCTATAAGCTTTTGCTGTCTGGCTGTAGAGGTTATTAAATCGTCAAAAGCTTGCTTTGTATCAATTCCCATTACTACAGCTAGCTTAGAGGATATTTTCATTAATTTTGTTAATTTCCCATTGCCTAGCTCGATTCCAAATGCCATAGCTTTATTAGCAGCAGTTACCATGTCGAATTTGTTTGCAAGCCCAAAAGTTGCATCAGAAGTGCTAATTAACTGATTATATACATCCTTAGATTTTAACTCCAATATCTTAAGTGCTAAAGTTTGCTTTTCTGAGCTTTTAATCATCTCTTTTCCAGCATTAAGAATTGTTGCACCCATTACACCTTCAACAACTTTTCCCACTTTCTTAAACATTTTTTCCATGTCTGATGTAGTTTTCTTAGTCTCATTTTTAAGCTTCTCAAGATCTTTTTTTACTTCACTAAGCTCTTTCTTCATTTCAGACTGTACTTTAATTATAAGCTGTATTTCATTCATTTTTAGCCTCCTTTTTCCTAGCATATTCAGAGGTTTCATCCCTGTCTTCTCGCATGGTTTGTATCAAGATGGATTTAATAATAGGTATTTCGTCTAGATTTGTTACGATTTTATTTTGACTAAATTCTTTCCAAAAATTCCATATATGATCATGTTTTAAATGCACCTCTACGGCACACCCTATAACATAATTCCTACCTTCAAAAGAGTCGACGAGTTCATAATCAATCTGCTCTTCTTTAGCCTCAGAAAACATACACTTCCTTTCTTCTTTCTCATTGCACATTTCATGACAATCCCTATACCTCTGATATAGGTTTTCATCAATAAACATCCTCCTGATTATTGTTATTTTTTTTTTAATTCTGCAAATCTTAAATCAAAGATACCTATAAAGACTCTAGATATTTCTATTACTTCAGTTATTTCAAGAAGGTCAATATCTTCCTCATCTATTTTTTTTCCATTTATAAATGCACTCTCAAAAATCTCCTCAAAAATCTGAAGTAACTCTTGCTGAATATGATCATGCTTAAGAATAAAGCTTAGAGATTCTTTAGATAAGTTTTTTAATTTATTATACTGAATCCTCGTAAAGTTCTCTTTTAATAAAAATCTATAAAGTAAAAAATCACCATCTATTTTTTCAAAACCTTCTTGAATTAAATAATCTTCAAAAATTTTTATCTTTTGCTTAACAGTCAAGATGTTATTTGAGGATTCCTCTTGAGTTTGAATAAAAGACTCATATTCACTTATTTTATAGTTATTAACTCCATCATCTTTTTTTAAAAATGACTTTTTATTTAATATATATTTATCAAATTTACCCTCTTCTTCAAGTGTAAAACCAAGGCTGTTTTTCTTCACGTGGTCAGACCACAAGCTTAATATCTCAGCTTTTGTAAGAATTTTAATTTCACTCTTTTCATCTTCAATTTTTGCATATATTTCAGATGCTTTTTGCTCAATAAATATTTTTTTATTATAAATTTGTTTATCAAGATGATCTGATCCACTTAAAATTCTGTCTCTAATCCTATTCCATTTGCTCATTACAACTCCTGTTAAATAATGTACATCGTCTTAGTTAAATCTATAGCTGGCTCAACTATATCAGCTTGAGACTGTCCAACATTAGCACTTAACATATAAGTTACATAAGATGCTTTATCATTAACTATGTTAGGGTTTTCAGAGTTAACTTGAGAAACTGGAGCATAAATTGCAAAGCCTGGCTTCTGAGCTAATATCATAAAATAAGTATTATTATTGTATTCACTACCTAAAATATAGTCATAAGCTCTAACTTCAACGCTTGTTTTATACACTTGCTTGTATGTACCACAATTACCCTGCATAGACTCTGTAGCTTGCCCTGTAAGCCTTGTCATCTCTCTTTCAAGTGTAAACTTAAAAGAAGAAAGGCATTTATTTGAAGGGTCGCCAAGCGTAACCTGCTTGAAATGAGTAGTTGTCATATCCTTACTATTATCTTCATAAGTCATTGTTCCTGTTGCAGCAACATCATTCCATGTTAATACACTTTTCAATGCAACATCGCCCTGATAGTTAAATTTTAACTTCAATAAATCTCTTTCAGGTGTTTCAAAATCAAGACCAAATCTAACATGAGATATCAGTCTAGCCCCTCTCTGTGTTTCAACATACATGATATATGAATCATCATTTATTATATCTGTATCCCAGTGTGACTGAACTACTATTGTGTCACCATTTTTAGCAGTAACCTTGCTCTTAAGAGTTATAGTGTTAGTAGCTACACTCTCAATCACAGAAATATATCCACCTATTTCAACGAATCTTCCTATATCATCAGATGTAATATTTAGTCCTACCGTATTAATTGTTAAGCTTTTTCTAAAATCGCCATCAATAACATCTGCATTCCCACTGTTTAAAATCTTTTTACCAAAACAAGTCTCGAGAAGGTCAGTGTGAAAAGTGGAAAAACCTGGATAGTGCATCTTTGTAATATTGCCTTCAGGTGTTTCAAATCCAAGAGTTGTTATATCATCCCTTGTGTATTTTGCGAACTGCTCCTGAGTCAGGGGCTCTGTTATCCATGCGTGCTCTGTTATATCTCCAGCTACAGCTAATTGTCTCCATCCGAGCCCACTTGCAGCTAGAATCATCGCATCGGTTATCAAGTCGCCTTCGTCAATAGTGTAACCTAGAGCTGTTGCTAAATCTTTTGTTTTTAATAAAGCAATTCTCATTATTTTTGCATTAAAAGCTGTCATGTATATCCTCCTAACTACAGTTTTGAACTGCTTGTTTTAATTTTAATATTAATATTACCCTTTTTTTATCAGCCTTAGCTGTATTTCTTTTCATTACAACAAAATTTTCCTTCATTAAAGAAAGAAAATCTACTCTTTTCTTTTTATATTTATTTCTCTCAAACACTGCGTGAACAGTAAAAGTGACTTCATCATAATTAGTCATGTCTTCAATTTCAGGTTCATCATCAGAAAAATCCCACTCATTTACAGAGAGAGAGCCATCTTTTGACATTTTAAAACCTATTGTATTAAAAACCTTTTTAAGTTTTTCTTCAAGCTCCTCAGGTATCATAAAATCCAACTCGCCGTTTCGGGCTCTTCAATTTGCTCAGATGAACTTCCATCTTCATTTTCATTAAATTTTTCTCTTGGCTTATAAGTCATCAATAGTTTTTCATAAGCCAAACATGGATTATAAAATTCTTGTTTTATTTCATAATCTGCAACAAGTAGGCACTGTATTTTTATAAAAAGCATTTTCCATAAATCTATTTCATCAATAATGTCATAATAGTTTTCATAAGCACTTAGGTCTGAGTATATCATTTTTATAGCAACTTTATTTAAAGAACTTAATCTGGATTGCTTTAAGTTAGTAGCATCAATCAACACTGCTGCGATTTGAGAAAAGGTAACCTCAGGTTGCAAATAAGATTCCCTTACTACAAGTTTGATATTACCAGGCTTAATTAAATAATGCCCTTCCTCTAAATTAAGTAATTTTACAGTTTTATTATCTGTTCTTTTAACTGTTACAATTCCATCTTCAACAGCATATCCATCTTCATCATAGATTTCTTCAGTTAAAATAATTTTTGTCTTAGTTACATCTATATTATCTACTATAAACTTATAGTAAAAACCATCAAGGTTTATAGATATTGAGTTACCTGGCTCTGTGTCAAAAGCAGTATCAAATAGTATCTTTTTAGAAGACAATATTGTAGCGCTCTGAGGTGTGTTATCCACAATTTCATAATCAGTTTCAGGAGAGAGAGCCTCCAGTGAAGGAAGCTCAACAATGCCAGAAAACTGACTTAAATAAATAAGATCAGTTCCATTTTTAATCATTATACTGCTGCCTGAACTTTAACAACACCATTTCTTAACTTCCAATCAAATGTAAAGATGAAAGTCACATGAAGCCTTAAGTTTCCATCTTCATCAACTCCACTAAAAAATAATGGAGCATCAGTTTCAGAGATAAATTTTAAAGGCATTTCACCAGTAAAGAAGAAAGCATCTCCTGCTGTTGTAGCTGTGTAAGGAACAATAACTGCATCAGTATTCCAGTAATCCAAAAGAGCTTTGTCTAGTTGATTTACAGTTCTACTTTTTTCCATTTCTTCAATCAGATATGTATAAACTGAATTTTCTGCAAAAACAACTTTAGGAGAGTTAAACTGTAATTTATTACCATGATAATCTTTTTGAGCAACCAAGTTATTAACAACAGCTCTAACTGCATCAGCTGCATTTGTAGAGATATCAATCCCTGTTTCAAGATTATCAATATTTAGAAGTGTTGCAGTATTGGCAATAACAACATCACCATAAACTGTATCTGTTGTTGCAGCATTTAGTTTTGCTTCTAAAGCATCCATAACTTTAGTTTTCATCTTTGCAAACATTTCATCTTCAATTATTTTTGCATAACCTTCATCAATAAATCTGTCTGCTGCATCGGAGCCTGATGTTGTAGAATCTGTTACAAGGGATGCGATAAAAACTGATAATTTACCAATATTTCTTCTTGCAATAGAGAATTTTCCACCCCATTCTTGAGTTGTATAAACTTGTTCATGCACAAGTCTTGATGCATTATGATCAACTCCTGTATAAGCACCATTTCCATCAACAAGAGCAATTGTTCCTGTTCCAATTTCCATAGTAAATCTTTTTGTTCTGTTTTCATCAGAGTCTGCATCCTGAATGATATTCATAGCCATAAGTGCAGCATTTACTTCTCTACTTCCAGTAATACCAACCTGATTAATGTAAGCTTGACTTGTTTTGTTAAATAATAGTAACTGTTCTGAGGTAAAAGCAGTTGTAGTCATGATAGACCTCCTTTAAGTGTTAAAAAGCGAATGCGAGGTCTAGCCATTCTTTCCCAACCTAGAAAAGATCTGCATTTGATAAATGATAGATTATTTTTTTAAATTTGTCAAATTTTTTATTTTTTTATTCTTGACTTGGTGTATTATTAGTATCTCCAAACTGCTCAGCCTGCCTCTTCTTTTCATCTGCTAGCTTTTTAGCTTCAGCTTTTGCTTTCTTTTCATCTGCTAGTTTTTTAGCTTTTGCTTTATTTTCACCTGCTAGTTTTTTAGCAACATCTAAGGGATTTATCAAGCTTAATCCTCTAATATCTATAGCTTTTTTAATTGTCTGCAAGGATAGATCATATAAGTCTAGATTTCTTCTAGAAGCATGAGTTGCCTTATTTTTTTGTGCTTTCCATATTATGCCATTTTTCTTAACATCTCTTTCAACTAGCTGAGCACTTTTTGAAAGCTCAGGTTCCCCATCTGCATCAAAAAAGTTTGCTCTCTTGCAGATACCGCTTTCAATAACCTCGTTTATTATTTCATTTTCACAAGCAACATCTATTCTTTTAAAAAGTTTATCCCTTTCACCTTCTTTTTCAATCGCTACTAAAAGTTGTGAGTACTTCCAAACCATAAACATTAACCTACCTTCATAAAAAGCATTCCATTTGCCGTTTGCTTTTTTAACAAAAACAGCTTTAATTTCATCTTCATCTGTAAGCTCGATATAACCCTTTCTAGCAAACTCTTTCAGCTTTCTTGCTCTTAATTTTTCTAACTTGTATTCATCCATATCAGGCAAGAAGACGGTCATGATTTCCCTAGAATGCCCAGGGTACATCCATACTTTTTCCTTCTCTTTTCTTTCCTTGATAACCTCTTTAATATCAACTTTTCTTCTTAACTTTTTAACCATCTTATTTACCTCCATTAAGTCTTTCTTTCATTCTTTTTTCTACATCATTAACCACTTTATCAAAAGGAATTGGGGTGGTGTCAATTTTCTCCCCTTCAGGTCCAGCAGTATTTTTTTTAATTACATCAGAAAAAATATCAATATGTGTGCTTAAATCTTTATTGCTCATTTCAGCAGGATTTAATTTATAATTTTCAAATTTACCTTTCAGGCTTTCATCCTCTGAAATTTTAGACAATAAAGAAGCCTTGCTTTCTTCATCTTTTTTTTGCTCTTGTTCTTTAAGAACAGTTTCTCTGACTGTCAACTCCTGTTCTTTTAATCTCTTTTCATAATCAGCTTTTATCTCAGCTTTGTGAGCTTCCATCTGCTTAATCTGCTCAACTGTAAAGCTAACAGGCTTTGGGTCCTCTGATACAGGTTTTGGGTCTGGATTTGGATTTCCACCACCTCCAACACCTGGATCATTACCTTCAAATAATCTAAATTTTCTTTCAAATAACTTCATCTCTCCTCCTAATTAATTTACTATCCTAATATATCTTGCAACAAATCTTTTAAAGTGCTGATTTACCATTTTAATATAAAAAGGTGTCCATGCTAAAATTAAATAATTTTTATGATCTCTTAAATACCTTAACTTAGCCTTATTGCTAACTCCTTTATACCCGCCCTTTACTCCAATCTTATAAACAATAAAATACTTAGTATTTCTAGCTGGTAGAAAACCTAAAGAGTTTATCATGCTACTCGAATCCTGCATATTTGGGCTCGTTTGTTTTCCATCCTTTATTTTCTTTTTAATTGTAAATTTAGCATAAGGAGTAAAAGGCACATTGTAGGCATTTTTTCCTGCATTTGTATTTAATACAACTCTTAACATTACATCTGCCATTAATTGCCTAGTTGCTTCTTGCAACTCCTTGTAAAAGATATCTTCCATCTTTTGCAGTTTTTCTAGCCCTTTTAATTCTACTTCAGCCATTGTTTACCACTTATCTATATAGAAAAAATCATTAATCTGCATTAAGCCACCTTTTTCAAATAATTTTGTAATTCAACAACTTCTGCTTTAGTCCAATTATTAGTTACTAGATAAGTAGCATGTCTGCAATTATACCCACCACCATAAGACCAAGCAGCGCCAATTTGATTATTTTGCAAAGCTCTCCACTCACCTTCTGTCTTAATCTGCCCTATATAAGTCCTGCAGAATTCTCTTGTAACTGCATCTGAAGGACCAGCATAAATATATCTTTTATTTAATCCAGCTTCTTTTATACTTCTATAAAAATTATTTCTATTTGTTCTATAAATAACAGACTGAGTAGTATATAATCTATTTTTCATACTTGCAATAGGAGTATTTATTTTTCTTGCAATTAACTTAATTAAGTTCTCGTTATCTGTCAAGTTACTAAACTGAGCCATTCTAACTAATCCAACAGCTTCAGGCTCACTAACCTTCATGATCTTTAATATATCAAGCTCTGAAGTTAAAAACCTATTATATTGCTCAAGCTGGTATGAAATAGAAGATGTATTAAAGTCAGAACCTGGATATATTGCCTTTAACTTATCTATATCTTTTTTATATATTTTAAAGAATTTATCCAATAAAACATCTTTTTTTCTATATAAAGCATCTTGGTTATCTTTCCAAAATTCAGCATTATATAATTTATTTACAATAGAAATCTGAGTATCTTTATTTTTCAATGCCTGAGCAATATCTTGAAGCATTAATTTTTCCATGTTATCAACAACTGTTTTCAGTAAAGAATCCATTTTATCAATAGTATCTATTGCTTGTTTATTGTATTTTATTAATGCTTTTGCTTTATTCATTTTACACCTATACAGACTTTTCTAAATCCAAAATAAAAGTATCACCTCTTTTAATCTCTCTTGCAAAAAATATATTATCGATAGGAAATTTTCTAATAATTTTAATAGGCTTTCCTATAACTTTGCATTCCATCTTAACCCAAAAGGCGGTATCTGAAATACTATTCTGGAGGGGCTTGGATAACACCCTTCTTACTTTTAGAGTCACCGTTTTCACTCCCTGTTCTTTCAGTTTCAATAGCTTTAAGTCGCTCTTGTGCTTCACTTTCATTTAAACCCTCCATTTCCATTACCATCATAACTTTAGTAATTGTTCCATTTGCATATCTATAAGTAATATTTTCTTGTCTTTGTTTTTCTGTTTGCTCTTTAGTTAAAGCAGTTTCACCAGGAATCAAATCTGCATAAATAACTTCACTTTCTTTATTTACGATCTTTAGATCCTGTAAAACTTGCTGATCTTCTTCCTCAAACTCTTCCCATTCACCTATTTTGGAATCTCTAACAGTCACAATATTTTCCATTGCTAATATTCTAGCAACTCCACTTTCAACTTTTACATCAGAAAACAATCCATTTATATCAACACCTTCAGCATAAGCAAGCCTTTTAAATGATTTTTCAATAAATTCCATCCACTCAAGCTGGGTTTTCCCATCCCCTAAATCCAGTGTTGACAAAGTATTATTTTGTCCATCTTCAGATCTTTTTAAGTCAGGAACATCAAATAAACCTAGCTGCTTAACCAGTTCTTTCCATTTTGGAGCACTCAACATAGTTGAACCATATATTTGCTTCAAAAAGTTTCTTCTAGCTGATATATCACCCCAAGCAACACCGCCAGCAAGGACACATTCCATAATTATCAATGGAGATAAAACAGGAGTTGAATTGTCCTTTCCTATCAATGTAAATGGTAAAACTTCATAATTTGACTGATCCTTGTCAAGCAAGTCTGAAGTTAAAACTTTAGGTAATAAATCCCAGTCTTCAGCTATAACTTTATATATTTTACCAGCTTTCCATATTTTAAAATTATATAAAATAGCTTTTTGATCTTTATTAATATCTGCACTTTTACCAACTTTTACAATAGTGTACAATACATCATTGTTCACGTCTTCAACTTGAATGAATTCTGAAGCATGCAAAGCCTTAAACTTTTCTTTTCCATTAATATTATAAGTCCAAAACAGAGCTCTGGCATTTAAGTTGTAATATTGTTCTAATTTACCTATTTCTCTTTTTCTTCTCTTAATCCATTTCTTTTTTTCCCATTCTGGATAAGAAACATCTTTAGAGTAAATATTTGAACCTGATCTAACAAAAGTCTTTGTTGTGTTTTCTTGTATCAAATCCATATTTTTTTTATTTTTATAATATCTTTTTGCAATATAATTTGCTAGATCCTGTGACTGTTTACCATTAAGAAATCTTTTATCAGCCTCGAAAATAGATGGGTTGTAAGGTAAAATCATGTATTCACTTTCCTCTTCCTTCTTTATATTTCTAGGATTAACTTCTACTCCAGTACTTAACCCATTCTTACCTTTACTAATAACCATAATCAACATCTCCATTTACAATTTCAAGTATAGATTTATTAAGATGAAACAAAGGAGCAATCATTGCTTCAGCAGGGTGACTCATCTCTTTTTGTCTTTCATCACTGTATTTTTCGCCATATATATAACTCATAGCGAACCATTTATTCTTTTCATCAACTGTTACTTTATTAACTTCTTCACCGCTTTCATCAATTTCTGTTTGTCTAAACATTTCATTTACAACTAATAACTGGTCATCCATGTCTCTATTAGAAACATTTATAACTCTTATGTTAACTTTTCTAAATGCAGACATCCAGCCAGAGCCAGCTGTTCCATAAGCTTTAACTGAATTTTCTGCAAATATAGTAAACTTACCATATTTATTTTTTAAAGAATCAATCCAGCTAACCATAGAACCCTTATTAAATATTTCAACCGGTAAGATATACCAACAACCATACTCATCAATTATAATAGGGCAAGCAGCAGCTGTTTTATGCCCACCTGGATCAAAACCCATTAATACATCATAGTATTTAAAATCATCAACTTCAAGTTCATCAAAATGATCTGGAGTCAGTGAATAAAAGCTTCTATCAGGAGAACCTGCATCAAGGTCTGCTTTTAGTTCATTTGCAATCCTGATAGGGTCATGAAAAAATCTTGATGATTCAATGTCAAAATAATCACTCTTTCCACTTTTCAAAGGATGATCTAAGTATGTATTTCTAAAGGAAAATGATTTTATTCCAGGATATTTTTTTTCAAATATTTTAAATGTTTCTTGCCATGCTTTTAAATATCCAATACCACTCTTTAGAAAGCTTAAAAAATCAGTCCATAAAGTTCTTAATTCGTGATTTTCAAGCATTTGTGCACCACGTATTATTTCTCTAAAACCTGCATCAGTAGTTGACTTTAGAGTCCCTGCATAACATACATTAGTAGCAGCCATCGTTACAGCTCCTTTTGTATCACTAATCTTTTTATCTGCTCCAGCTTCATCTTTAAAAGCACCTGTTACTCTTCCTTGCCTTCCAGGGTCACTTCCCGATGAAGCCCCTTTTATTCCTGAATGTGGAGTTTCATAAAAAGAAAGGAATTTATCATCATAAAAGTTTTTAGCTGAATATATAACAGTTTGCTCAATAAGAGCCCTTCCTCTTCCCATATTAGTTTGAGTTCTATCTTTGTTTTTATCTACATCAGTTTCAACTCTAGATAAAAATAAAACTTCTCTACCTCTATGATGAAGCAAAGACATTATTTCTCCTGATATTATTGTAAAACTTAAACCCACATCTCTGCTTTTCCAGTAGGCAAGTGAATATCTAAGATAGAACTCCCATATAACCACTTGATACCAAAATGCAGTAAATCTAACAAAAGGATTTTTAGTATTTCCTGGAAGCTCTCCAATATTCTCCTTGTACCAATCGCCAGAAAATTTTCTTTGGTCAACAGATGTAATGTTTAAATTAACAAATAAAATAAAATCAAATTCTCTATCCATGTATTCATGATATTCTTTTGCAAAAGATTTATCTTTATAATATTCAATTAAAAAAGATTTCCTTAAGGCAACAACCTTGCCTTGATAATCTTTCATGAAGATAACTAATCTTTTTTCATAACTATATTCATCTTTAAATTCATTTTCTACATCTATACTTAAATGATGAAATAATTTTAAAAATCTTTGGAATTTAGAAGTCTTCATTCATAATCCTTTTCTCTAGTTCTGAAATATCATCTGCATGTACATTACCTATGTCAACTTTATCTTTCTTTTCTTCAACTTGCTTATCTTGCCTTCTGAAGTTTTTAGGATCAAAATTTGCAAGAGTAAATATAATTGCAGTATCTGAAGCTTGGATATATTTTTTAGTTTCAAGCTTTTCTATCTTACCATTTACAATAACTTCTTTATACTCAAAAACATATTTACCCTGTGTTCTTTCTATCAAACTATTCTTAACAATTGCAACTAATTTCTTTTTACTCTTTTTTAGGGTGTTCGAAAAGTCCGATTTATCCTTGTCTTTTTTCCATTTATAAAAGGTTGATCTTGATATTTGTAAATACTCTATCAATTGATTTTCGCTATAGCCTTCAACCTCTATCAGATAAGCTATCTCTTTTAAATCAATATCATCATATTTAGCCAAATCAAACCCCTTATATTAACTTACCCATACATGAGTTACATAAGCAATCATGTATCTCAACATCTTTTTTACTTTCTACTTCACACCAAAAACCCTCAAGATCCCAGTAAGCCAAATCACTTAAAGGGAATGTCAAACCACAATCTTCACAATCATACTCATCCATACTAAACCCCTAAATCTTCAGATAAAGAACACTCTTCTGGTGTTTGTCTAACACTTGATTCAACTCTATGATAAATATTATTAAGTATATTATTTACATTCACGTTTCCAGGAGCATGATCTGCAAGATGCTCAGCAACTGCTATTGTTAAATTAGTAATCAACTTATTGTCTTCATCTTCATCAACATCTTCAGTCCTAATTATTTTAATAACTATATATTCCATTATGTCCATCACGCTACTTGGTCTATCTTTAAGAAGATTGATCCCCATGGTAATATCTTTGGATACGCCACTGTAAGATATACTAAAACTTAAAGATAGATTATCTAAAATAGGATAAATCATGTTGCTTGCTATTAAGTATCTCATAAAAACTCCTTCACTAATTATTACTTTTTACATGTTAAATGTCAAATCTCTTTAACTTCTCCACTTAAAACTTCTTTTAGCTTCTACCCATGTAACTCTTGTTTTAGTATCATTACATCTTAAAAAGATATTACATTTATAATTAAAAACTTTATGATCTTTCTCTATTTTATCAAAAATAAATATAAAGTAACCTTTTCTTTCAAATTTTATTTTTCTTCTTGTAAGAAATTCTTTTACCTTTAGAACTTCACTTTTATCATTAAAAAATAGAAAACTTTCAAACATTTTAGCCAACCTTTACCCTCCAACAAATAAATCATAACTTTTATAATAATTCTTGTCAAGCACGAATTTAACTATAAAATAAAATTCTTGATATATTAAAAATAAAAAGTTAATATTAATCAATGGAGGTTTTATGTATAAATTCCAATTAAAAGAAGCTAAAAAAGATATAAAAATAGGGAAAGTGTTAAATGCATCATATAAATTTAATAAAAAAATTAATAAAGAAACTAGCAAGGCAATTAAAAAAACAATTAAAAAGAAAGAAATGGAGGATATTATGAAATCTAACACCTTGACAATGATTATAACTATTTTAACAGTTGTACTTGCAGGAATAGGCTTTGTATTTAAAACAGGTGCTCAATATCAGAAAATTGTTGATAGTGGAGCAAAAACATCTGAACAGCTGACAAAATTAATAAAACTAAATGAATCATCAATTAAAGATGTTGCACAAATTAAGGACACATCAAATCAACTTGAAATTTACTTAAATTTAACTCATCAGAAGGTTTTTGGAAGGGAAATAAAAATAAGAAGGTAGGGTTCTAAAACGCAGTTTTAAATTGTTACCTTTTAGAATTCAACAAATAGAGAACAACCTCTTTATCCTCCTCAAAACTACCTGAATACCTTACATTATTACTACCTATATTATCATAAATCTTTCGTAAACAAGAATATGGCAATTTGAGACTTTCAAGCATTTGCATGTACTTTACTTGAAACACTGTAAAAGATTTTTCACAGCTTCTAATTTTACCCTCCATTTCTTTCTCCTATTTGAAACATTCTTCCAAAATTACATAAACTCTATGTTTAAGAGTAGATAAATCTGTATCTTCTTTTTTTGACATTTCACTAATTTCTCCAGCTAAAGACTTAAAAGGCATTCCCTGTCCATCCCTTCCGAATCTTGCTACAACTTTATCAGGTAAAAGATATAATTCAATGCAATCTCTCTCTTCATTATATCGAGATTGAAAAGGAGTTCTTCCATTAAATTGCTGCTTTAATTTCATATCAAAATTAGCTAGAGAATTTTCTAGCTTGCTTTTTGAATTACTTTCTTCAGCTAGTTTTAATTCTTCTAATTTAGATTGCCTTTCTTTTGCTAAATCTAACTGCTCTTGCATTTCCTCAATGCTTAAAACTCCTTTTTGGAATTGGTCAGCTAGTTCTTTTAATTTTGGATTAAATATCAATGACATCTTGCTCCTCCTCTTCTTCAGTGGGAAATATCACCCTCCCACGAATTGCTAAAAATAATATCTCTTCTATTAAGATTTCTACAGATTCATCATGCGGCTCCTTTAGTTTCTTAATTTTAGAGTTAACATCTGGATTATCCCTATATACTGCAAATCTTGCATTAAAACGCAATATGTTATCTTCCATACTCCATTTAGTAGCGTTTACCTGCCCACCTCTAAGGCTTCCAGTCTTAAATATTTTCCCTTTTGGGTCTTTTAGAATAATATCAATGGGTGTTATTACTTTCACTTCTTCTCCTCCTTCCTAACATCCTCAAATACTTCCTTTATTAAATTATCTATAGCTACTTTCATCCATGCTAGAATTAATGCTGCACATATCGCACCTGTAAGAAAACCTATCGCTTTAATCATTTTTCCTCCTTTCCATCTCTAAAATAACTTTCCCTAATTGCAATTCTGCTTGCTCCAACTCCTCTTTACTAAGACTTAGAATGTGATTTATAATTTTATTATGTCTTTTAGTGGTAAAATCTAAATCTATTAAAATTTTACCTTTTTTTTGCTTTTTTATTTTTAATTTTAAACTAGAGTCCATATCCACATCCAACAGCTACTTTAAATAATAAGAGATAAATGTTGAATTGTCAATGGTTAAGGCGTTATTTGTTAGAAACTGCAATTTCCATCATGGTCAACACTTGCAATTAATTTGCTTGATAGTTTTTTATAGTAAACAGAAACTGGATTTTCATTTTCTAAATCATTAAGAACTATAATTACTACTTTACACAATAAAAGCTCATGAAGCTCTCTTTTTTATTTCATCATTTAAAGCATTTATCTTAACTCTTGTTAATTGCTGAAGCATTCCTAAATGATTTTTAATAGCATTTTTTAACTTTACCCTCTCTTCTTTAAGCTCATTAAGATTCATTATCTTTAAAGATTTTTTATAAGTGATAAGAGTTTCATTAATTCTCATGTGCATATTAATCTCCTGATAGTTGATGATCGACATTTACTTCAGCACCTCTTTTTGCCTTCTTGATAAAAGCCTGCAAGCATAAATGAAAACTATAAACAATAGTTCTAGGATCTTTTAAATTAACTTTTTGGTCAAATTTAAAAAGTGAACACGGTGAAACTGCTTTTATTTCGATTTTGCTTACATCACCATTTTTTACTTCATGTTTAACTTCACAATCTGTTAAAAATTCTAAATCATTTCTGATTGCATCTAAAAACTGTTGACCTGGCTTAATTGCTTTTTTGTTATTTTTTTTCATTTTTTTCTCCTTTAATTAGACTTAATAATTTCTTAGTTTTAACCTCTTCTATCCATTTATTAAAACTAACACCTTGCCTTTTATAAGCTTTAAATAAAAATGGGCTATATATCTCATTTTTAGCCCACACTGCAAATTCTTTTTGGCTTAAATCAAATTTATCAACCGCTTTTGATAAAGAGCTTAAAACATCACTTTTCCAGTTATAATATAAATCTTTAATTTCATTAAATTTTTCTTGATATTCAGGAAAATATAATAAAAACTCTCTATGATCATTTTTTCTTACTAAATCTAAAACACTAATTTCATTAACAATTCCATTTCCTTTAATTTTATGAACTGCCAAATATCCATGACTTTTTATTTTTATTCTATTAAAATTAGCATCACAAACAACAAAACCTTCCTGATCAAAACTCATTGTTACAGCAGCTTCTTTGATTTCATCAAGACTCATCAATCTATTCATTATTTTGTTATAATTTAAAGCTTTATCAAGCCCGCTTGATGATCCAAACTCTTTTCTAGACACATTATCCCTAACCCCAATACTTCTTAATCTAAAAACTTTATGGTCAACTACAACCCTATTATAAGGAGTTGTTAGCTCAAATAAGTAGGTAATATTATCAATCGCTGATCCCTCACAAAAAAATAATGACTCTAATGTACTGTAATTAATAGCCATTAAAACCAATTCTTTAAAATTATATCTCCGATCTTGAGTAAAAGCATCTTCAGCATTTATTTTTCCATTTGTAGATATATGAATTTCACCTTCATCTTTCCAAATTTTAATCAAAGAGCCATCAATCTTTTCCTGAACTACTGCTGTGCTCCAGTCTATTTTTGCAGCCCTACTTTCTCCATGATTCCAAAATTTATCAAAAGGGTAACAAACAAGCTTATTATTATCTTTTCTGAAAATAATACCTCTTGATTGATTGCAAGCTAAATAATCCATATCTGAATTAATTAAGCTATATTTTAATAAATAATACTTTTCAGTTTCATCAATTCTTAGATTATAAGGTGCACAAGTTACAATTTCTTTTACTTCTTCAAAAGTTTTATTTTCAACTATCTCGAAAATTGATGGTCCTTTAAATTTAAATTCTTTCATATTCTTCTCCCTTTAATAAATTCTTCGTTATAATACTTAATTATTACTATTGCCTGTGCTATTCGTTTTCTTTGCTGAAAAAAATATGGATATCTTTTTATTTCAACACTTGAAACACTTTCCCTGATAGAAACTGGAATCAATGGACTTTTAAAATCAACCTCTTTAAACACTCTTTTCATTCTTATCTCCTATTTAACAACTCTAAATCCATTATTTTTTATTTTATATTCAAATATACATTTAAAACCAAAAACTTCTTGCAACACCATTTTTTCAGCTTCAATTACAATTTTACTATTTTCACATAAAGAATTTAATAAAACTCTATTTGATAAAACAGTATTGTAAAACTCATCTTTAATATTTTTCTTTCTAGTCCTAAATTCAAAATTCACTCTATCTTCATCATTTTTTATAAAATCAAACATATCCTTATTTTCATCAAGGTCTCCAGTTAGCACTGGGAAGATAAAAAGTTGACATGTAAATCTTAATTTATCTAACCTCAAGGAAGCTAAAGGCTTACTGTCCTTTAAGCTTAAAACAGTATTATAATAAAACATAGAGGTTGCTATTTCTGTTATCATCTCTTTAAGTAAATTAGCACTCATAATTATCCTTTCTCATAATATGACTTAATTTCTTTAAGCTCAGTATTGGGTTTACTTTCTTTAAAAAATACCTTTTCACTGCTTATTACAGCATCTGTTAGTTCGTCCTGTTGCATTATTAATACATCTATCATTAAGTCCATATACTCCATTTTTATCTCCTTTAAAAAATAAATCTCTTAAGTTCTTCAGCATTATTAAACATAACATCAACACCTAGCAATACATTCATTACACCTTCAGCAATTGCACTTGCATCATATTCTGTTTCACTTACATACTTAAGTTCTTGTCTATAACCTTTTATAAGTCTTACACCGTAATCAAGCATTACTTTTTCATTAAATAATGCATTTGCTAGCATTATTTTTTCATTGATTTTCCTAACTGGAGAAACTAAAACTTCTATTTTTAGATTTTTAAATAAACCACCAATACCACCATATCCAAAAACACTTAAATCCGCGGGATCTATAAAAACAGAAAAAACACCATATTTTTTTGATAATTTTTTTATAAAATCAACAATATTTAATCCATTTGCTGACTCTGGAGTTAAAACAATATAATTACCTTCATCATCAATTGCAACAGGGCAAAATGTAAAGTTTTGGTTACGACAAACAGTATAACCCATTGCAACTACATTATTATTCATGCTTGATCCGAAATCCTTAAATTTATTTAAAGTTAGATTATAGAAGGAATTATCATTGTAGGCATAATAATTTATTTCTTTTTTTTCTCTTTCTCTCTCTTTAGCAATTTCACTTTCTAAAAATCTAGATACTGAGTTACTACAAGAAGCAAAAACAGGCATTTTAGATAAATTGTTCATTTTTTGCATAAAAACAGATGGACTTACCTGATTATCTTCTTTCATTTTTCCTCTCCTCTTCTATCTATTCAAAAACCCTTTAACAATACTTTCACTAACGCTTTCAAGATTCAGTAAAAAATTATCATTTTCTGGAGCTGCTAACTGTTTAACTTCCATCACAGGATAATCAGCTTTTACATCACAGAATCCATCATATTCACCACCATCTCCAAAGAAAATTCTTGCTTTACTTCCTATTAGCACTTTAATATCAGTTCCAGTTTTCAAACAATCTAAATAATTCTTAATAAATTCTTTTTTTATGCTATTTAAAGAATAATCAGACATACTATTTATCCCATCAAGACACTTAACTTGACTTTGAATGTATGATAAACCTGTTTTCTTTAAAGCAGCTAGTAAAGTTTTATCATCACTTTTATATCTTCCTGAATCTCTTATGCTAAACAACAAGCCTTTTTGAAGTAACCTGTTAAAAGCATTTTCTGCTTGTATTTGCTTCTTATCATTTTCTGACTGATAATTTAAAGCATTTAACAGAAAGGCTGTATAATCCATGATTTTACTTGTTTGAGAGTAATTATTATATGCATTCATAATCATAGCATTCATAACTTCTCTAAAAGATACCTTTTTTTCTATAGAAAGCTGGAATAATTTAATAAAAAGCAATTCTGTTACTGCTATTGCTTTTTTTGATGCATTATCTGCATTATAAGCACTTGTTCCAATTATAAAAATTTCTACTTTATAATTTAATTCTTTTTTTAGATAATCTTTTTTTGCTTGATTATCTAAAGTATTAAATTCTATTTCATTTAGTTCTTTAAACATAGTTTACTCCTCGTTATTATACACAAAGGACAATCAGTTTTTATATTATCTATTTTCTGTAAAATTTCTGTATCACTAAACCTGCCCCACTCTTTGCCAAATTCTGGTAAAACAAATAATACACCGCAATTACTGCAAGTTTTAGTAAAAACAGTTTCTCTTATCATTTAACCCTCCACAACTTTAAATTCAGCTTCAATCACATTTATTAATTTATCATAAAAACCATTTTTTCTGGCAAAACTTATAACTTCTTTTTTTTCATTTTCTAAAAAACTATCATAACTTTCAATCAAATAATCAACAAGATGCTCTTCGCAAAAATCATAAATACATGATCCCATGCTAAAAAAACTAGATATTCCTGCAAGCGACAAATCAGACTTATCATACATTGTCGAGTCACCACAAAAATTATTACAATCATCTATGTCACATATAGTTACAGTACTCATTTAACCCTCCACAACTTTAAATTCAG